TTTTCAGTTAGTTACGCAATACATAAATATTTATTTTGCATAGTTAAATAATTATTTTACTTTTGTCCTACAATTAACAATCAAAACAATGACAACAATAATTTCAAAAAGAGGTGATAACACCAAAGTAGTAGGTCAATTTTTTGTAACCTATAAAGCCCAAAGAGTTTGGCTTGGAGTAAATCAAAAGCCATATACAACTACTCATTTAATGCCAAGTGAAACTAACTTAGCAAGCACTTGTGACGAGATAAATAATAGGTGGCAAGAAAAGTACAAAGGCAAATGCCCTTTCAATGGTGATGTTAATTTTGAGGTATTGCAAATTCAACAACGTTAACCAATGGCAACACTAATCACACTCACTTGCATGGCTATTTTAACTAGCATATTCTGCAACTATGTAGAAGCAAACAACAAAGCATCTAAGAAGACTAAGAAAGAAAACACAATAACATACTTATAATATGGCAAACATAACTAAACCAAAACGTAAAGTGGCAACAACGCTACTCAATGTAGACCTACCAAATAGGCTGCAAGCCCTACAAGTTAGGCGCAACAAAATCAAAGCAGATTCTGAACCAATCGTGTCAATAGCTGACCTACACAACGAGGCTATTGAGATGCTTTTAAAAAAGGAGCAAATATGATGTGGCTATTTACATTAACGCTGCTTGCCTTAATAGTTGGCAAGGAAGCACGCAAAGAACGCCAAGACTTCATTAAACGCAACGGCATGACACGCAACCAACTATTCAGAGCCTGCAAGTATATGAGAGGCGAGAAAGGCAAAGTAAGTTATCGGGAGTTACTTCAAAACATGAATAATAACTAACATGACACGCACACAAGTAAAACTAAACATTAAAAGAGCGACTGATAACAACATCAGGCTATTTAATAACTACGGAAAGCAAATCAAAGTTTGCAACTCAGAAAACAGCACGGATGAAGACTTCACTTTGCTAACCAAGATTAAAGAAGATTGGCACGAAGCAAGTCTTGAAGCGACTAAATACGAAACTTTATTAACTAGCTTTTATTACAAGAAATAACATGGAAAACAGAATATTTATCATTGACGATGCAAAGAGACATCAAGCATTATTAGACTACGTTGAATCAGACTTGATCGACCAAGTACATGAGGCTAATTGCCCGACTAAAATAGAGGCATTAAAGAAAATCAAAGCAGTTCAATTACATCCTGAGTTAGCCGACACAATAGATGCGGCATGGGCAGAACGCGTGAGAGAAATCAGCGACCTAAACTATTTTGATAAGTTAGGTGGCGTGTTACTAGGTTTATTTTTTATTTTTACTATTTCATTATTTTTATGAGCAACACACAATCAATCAAAACCGCATTAATCAAGCAGATCATTGATAGCGGCAGCAACATCTCAGAAAGCACTTTAAAATCTAACATTGATCTACTTATTATTTCGGCCGAGGTAGATGGCATGAAGGAAGCAAGAGAGATTATGTTCCCAACTATTACAGATCACCCTAACACTATTTAAAATGGAAAACAAACTACCAACACTCGCAGACTTAACTCAAGACATTGAACTTGCGTACAAGAACGACCAGCTAAACCTACTTTTAAACCAACCACCGCCTGCAAAATGGGTTAAAGAGCATCCTTTTATTAGAGGATATAAATACCTGCCTATTGATAAGATTGAATACCTACTCACTAGAATCTTCAAGACCTACCAAATACAGATTACAGGTCAAGGAACGGCATTCAATGGAGTATGGGTAACTGTTAGGTTAACAATAAAGAACCCTACAAACGGAGAAGTGATGCAGTTTGATGGCATAGGAGCGGCTCAGTTACAAACCAAGCAAGGAACTTCACCTGCCGACCTGCAAAACATTAACAATGGAGCATTATCAATGGCGTTTCCAATAGCTAAAACCATAGCCGTAAAAGATGCAGCCGACCATATCGGTAAGTTATTCGGTGCAGACTTGAATAGAAAGGAAACTTTAGACTACAAACCTGATTCAGACCTAGCAGCAAAATTCGGTAACAATAAGGAGAAACTAAATGGAAATTAAAAGATTAAATTTTGAAACAGAAACGGATTGGCTAGATAATCGTAAAACCCAATTCACAGCATCAGAGGTTAACAGGCTAATGGCTGAGCCAACCAAAAAAGCACAAACAGAGGGAAGACTATTAAGTGACGGAGCGATTACTTATTTGTTAGAAAAGGTAGCAGCCTATTTTAATACGCCAAAGCCTAATTATTATAACAGCGAAATGGAATGGGGTAAAGAAAAAGAATCAGAAGCAGCATTGAGGTTGTGCGAATTACTTGAACTCAACCCTGCGAGTAAAGATGTCATTTATACCTCTTCTGGTGGGATTGTTTTTTTTACCAACGGCAAGTTAGGTGGAACGCCTGATATGATTTTGACAAGCCAAAAAAAGATAGTAGAGATAAAATGCCCTAATAGCGATACGCATCTATACTACAAGGCATTTGTTAACTCTAAGAACTTTCAAACTGAACTACCGAAATATTATGATCAGATCCAAACTAACCTTTACTTGTGCGATTCTGATTCTTGTTACTTTATGAGTTATGATCCAAGATTCAAGGATTCTAAACGTAGCTATCATTTAATCGAAATAGAACGCAATCAGGAACGAATAGATAAAATCCTAGATAAGGTAGAAATAGCGCATGAAATGATGCTTAAATTGATAAACACACTTTAAATAAATAAACAGATGGAAATTCAGGGAACACTTAAACAGATTCTACCATTAGAATCAGGCGAAAGCAAGTCAGGCAAAGCATGGCAAAAGCAAACGATTGTAGTAGAAACTCAAGAAACTTATCCAAAGTTAATTGCAGTTGAGGTAAGCGAGAAAGCAATTAGCAGACTGCAAGACTATCAAATCGGTCACACCATTACCTGCTCGATTAATATCGAATCTAGGGAATATAACGGCAGATGGTTCACTAGCATCAAATGTTGGAAAATCTAAATTAACAAGGCGGTAGGCGGGCAACTGCTTACTGCCATTAACAACTAACACAATGACAAAAGTAATAATAATAGGGGAGCAACCCGAAAAAAAAGAGTTAAAGCCGATTAAGTTTGTATATTTCTTTTCATTTCAACATGGTGCTGAGGAAACAGAAATAAAACCTAAAAACTTCGAAAACATAGAATTGATTTGTAAAGATTTTGCAGGCTTTGGTTTTGATTTAATGTATGCCTACTTTAATGATAGAAACGCTGGCTCTTTATATCTAGGACACTTTAATGATGGAATAGTATGAACCAATTACTAATCAACGAATACATCCAATGGAGCAAAGACACCTTTGGCGATGAAAGATGGCTAGACGTATTATCCAAGTTACGCAACGAAGAAGTTTGGGAGTTTAGAAAGGCGGTAGTCTTGGATGGTAGAAACGAGCAAGCGGATGAACTAGCAGACTGCTTCTTTTTAATGTTTAAAATGGCGCATTTAACAGGCTTTGACCTAGAAGATATAGAAGCAGCAATGGCAAAGAAATTAATTCAACTAAATACAAGAACTTATATTGAAGGCAAAAGAATTAAATGACACTACTAATAAGCAAACCAAACTTCTACGTTAGAGTTCATGGGGTTAACAAACATAAGATAACACTTGACGGCATCATTTGGGCAGTAACTAAAGTAAGCGGTTACTCAGAAAAGGAACTAACATCCAATAACCGCAAACGTGAGATAATGTGGTGGAGGCATTGCATAGCTTACTTAGCCTGCAAACATACTTATTCAAGCCTACAATCAATCGGTTTAAGATTAGGCGGTCGTGACCATACTACTATAATGAACGCTCGAACCAAGATTCAGAATTATCTTGACTACAAAGATGCGCTATTTGTGGAACGGATTAAAAAAATTGAAACGCTATTATGATATCAGAAAGAACTATTATCCAAAACCTTTTAATGGCTTATATGTGCAGCAAGGCAGCAAGCGAGGCAATGCAGACAGTTTGGAGTTGCAGAGATGCAATAGACAACAAGCACATCATCGGAGTAATTAAAGAGGCTAAACCCAAAATCAACTACTTCATTAAACAGATTGATGAAACCTTACTTAGCGATGCCAGATTTAAGAGCAAAGATTGGGAGCAGTTGCAAGATTCGATGTATAAAGTATTAGAAGGGTTAGATCAAGAGTTAATGGAATTATAAATTTAATTTAAAATAAATTTTAATCGGTTAATTTTTAAGTAGTTACAAATTTATGTATACAAATATCAATTATAATATTATTTTTGTCCTACAATTAACAACGAAACAATGACAACTACAATTATTTACAAAGGAATTGAAATTACAGAAATCAATGGTTATTATGAATTTACTATTAATGGAATAAAAAACATTAATACTAATTTAAGGTTTGCAAAAATACAGATTTCAAGAAAATTATTAGGAGTAACAAGATTAAAAGAAGCAATTAACTAATGATCAAAAAAGAAAAACGAACAGGAGCAGGTAGGCCAAAATCTGCTCCTACTTTGGTACTTTGTTTTAGAGTACCAAAAGAAAAAGCAATAACATTAAAAGAACAAATTTTAAAATTAATAAAATCATGAAAAATTTCATAATTTACATCTCTCCAACTAACACTAAACTAATCATTAATCAGTATCAGTTGCAAGCAAAATCAATGCAAATTGCATTAGATACGTTTAACGCATTAAACTTTCCTTGCAGAATACTTGGAGTTGGAACATCAAAAACTTTACCTTATATAAATCAATTCGTATGAAACAAATTAATATGTTTGGCCAAGAGTATGCACCAAACCAAGAAGATTCAAAATACTCTAAAAAAATTGAAACGCCAATTTATGAGCCTAAAAATCAAAAGCCACATGTTATGTCGCTATATGATAAACTTAAAACAGATAGGTTAATTAATGAGATCAACAATTCTAAAGTAAGTGACGAAGACAAAAAATTTTTAATAGAAGCAGCTAAAAGGCATACAGTTTTTAACTATGAAAGAATAGCAGATTACTATGCTAATTCATCAAAAGAAGTGCAAAACTTAATGGAAAAGTCTGCATTGGTAATTATTGACTTTGAAAAAGCAATTCAACTTGGCTATGTTAGGCTATGCGATGAAATTAAAACTCAATACTTAGAAGAATATGGAGAATAATAATTTCGCGGTGTTTATTTTAACACATGGAAGGCCAGATAATATAAAAACCTTAGCAACTTTAAAAAAGTGCGGATATACTGGCAAGGTTTATTTTATTGTAGATAATGAAGATAAAACTATTGAGCAATATCAAAAGAATTTCGGAATTGAAAACGTTAAGATATTTGATAAAAAAGCAATAGCCGATAAAGTTGATGAGGGAAATAATTTTGATGAACGCAGAACAATTACCCACGCTAGAAATGCTTGTTTTGATATAGCAGAGGAAATAGGTATTACTTATTTTATAGAACTTGATGATGATTATTCTCAATTTAAATTTAGGTTTGAAAATAAATTAGGATATGAAGCAAGGGTTAATAATATAAATAAAGTGTTTTCAACCTTTGTTGGTTTTTTAGATAGTAATATAAACATAAAATCAATTGCATTTTCTCAGGGTGGAGATCATATTGGAGGGTTTAGTACAACTAAATTAAAAAGAAAATGCATGAATTCTTTTGTATGTAGTACAAAAAAGCGATTTCAATTTGTTGGCGCAATGAACGAAGATGTTAACACATACACAACACTTGGTAGTAGAGGCGAATTGTTTTTTACTTTTACTTCTATCCAATTAGACCAAGCACAAACGCAGAGTCAAAAAAGCGGTATTACTGATATGTATTTAAAATATGGAACATACTGCAAATCTTTTACAACAGTAATGATGCATCCGAGTGGAGTTAAAGTTTCAATGATGAATACTAGCAATATAAGAATTCACCACTTAATCAAATGGGTTAACACAACTCCAATGATATTAGACGAGAGGCATAAAAAATGATTCTCAGACCTTACCAACAACAATTAGTTAGTCAAGCCGTAAACGCCACTAGTAGTTGCTTAATACAAGCAGCTACTGGCGCAGGCAAGACTGTAATCATTGGCGGAATTATTCAAGCGTTGCCAACAAAGCGTATTATTATCTCAGTGCATCGCGAGGAGTTAGTAATTCAAACCGCTAACACTTTAAAAGCATTTGGAATAGATTGCGAACCAATAACCTCAAAAGGTAAATATTCTCTTACACGTTGCAATGTTATGGTTGCTATGACTCAAACGCTGTATGCTAGGCGTATTATCCCACCAAATGTTGATATACTTATCATTGACGAAGCACATGAACAAATCCACGTTAAAACGTTTGATTTCTTTCCAGAGGCAAAACGTATTGGATTTACTGCCACGCCAATAATAAATGATCGCGAAAGTTATTATCAATGTCAATATTGCTATAACATCTACACACAAAAAACAATATGCTGCTTTAATGAAGAAGCATCTAAATGGTCAAGGCCAATAACGCTATCAGAATTCTATAACGAAATATTCATCGGCCCATCGATTGAAGAACTTATTGAGCAAGGTAGCTTGGTAAAGGATTTAGTTTTTAAATACAATTATTATTCAGAAGTAAAAGACATTGAAGATAAAAACCAAATTGCAGCCGAATCAATCAAGCACGATCAAAACGTATTGGCGGAATATTTGGATAAATGCGAAGGCAAAAAGACAATGATCTTCACCGCGTCAACAAAACAAAATCCATCTTTGTGCGAAACGTTTAATGGCTACCCTATACGTTCATACGATTCAGTACACAATAACGCGAGCGAACGCAAAGAAATGGTTGAGTGGTTTAGAAATACACCTGGTGCTATATTGGTTTCAACAGGTACATTTACAACGGGCTTTGATGTAAAAGAGGTTGAAGCAATAATAATTAACCGACCAACTAAATCATTATCGTTATACTTGCAAATTATAGGCAGAGGTGCTAGACCAAGTGACAAAATATTTAAAGATCATTTTATTGTAATTGATCTTGGAGGAAACGTTGATAGATTTATGCCTTGGAGTTATAATCGTAATTGGAAAGATATATTTTACAACGGAACATCAAAACCAAAACAAACCAAACCGCAATTAATAGAATGCGATTCTTGCGGATTTAATTGGCTTGGCTCTGCTTTAGAACCATGCGCTGAATGTGGTCACAAAAATAAAGCGAAAGCGAAAGCAGGCAGAACTTTAGAAACAGACAACACCGATAG